CGGTTGTAATAAAAAACCGATTATCATGTCTATACTGCGAAAATTTTTATGACGCAGAATTAGCCAAAGTATGGGTAAATCATATTTATGACACAAAAGAAATTTCAGAAGCACAGCGAGTACGAAGATTACGACCTAGATGGAGATGGAGTAGTGACGGATGAAGAACTTGCACATGCAAAAGAAATAAATAAATCTGAAGCTGAGTTACGCAAACAAAGAGCGCAAAGAAGAATGGCAACTGCCAGTTTGGTTGCTATGGCTTTATTTACTTTTGCTATGTTCTTTGTCGATTTGGAAAGAGTTAAGGCTTTGGCAGATATTAGTAATCTTTTTTATATCACTGGTGGTGGTATCGTTGCTGCATACATGGGTGCATCTGCTTTTATGAATAGGAAATAATATGTTTTCAGCCCTTATTGGGCCTATAGCTAACCTTGCTAGTTCTTGGATGGAATCTAAGGTCGAGAAGGTTAAAGCTGATGGTCAAGCTAAAGTTGCTCAAGCTAAGAGTAAAGCAGCAGTAGCAGAGAAGATAGCATCTGGTGAGATTGCATGGGAAAAGTCTATGGCTGATGCCACAGATAGCAGTTGGAAAGATGAGTTTGCTCTAATTGTTTTACTACTACCTGCAATATTAGTCTTTATACCGAGCATGACAGAGTATGTCAGACAAGGTTTTGAAGTCTTAAATACATTACCAAAATGGTATCAATATCTTTTATTTATAGCCGTTTCTAGTTCATTTGGCATCAAAGGTGTTGGTCAAGCAATGAAACTGATGGGGAAAAAATGAGTAATATTTACATGAGGTTATACGATTTCTTTCATGCAATAGCTGATATTTTTTGGAAAAAATATGTTGATTCAATAAAAAAGAGGGCAAAGCAAGATCATGGCACTACCAGGCAAAAAAAAGAAAAGCACCAAGAAAAAAGCAGTACCAACAAACAAGGCTCTATACGCAAGAGTAAAGGCCGAAACAAAAAGAAAGTTTGACGTATATCCATCAGCTTATGCCAATGCTTATTTGGTAAGGACATACAAAAAACGTGGTGGAAAGTATAGGACTGCATAATGGCAAAGCCTAGTGGTGGACTTACAAAGTGGTTCAAGAAAGAAAAATGGGTAGATATTTCTGCGCCTAAAAAGGGTGGTGGCTATGAGAAGTGTGGTCGTAGCAAAGCCAAAGGCAGTAAGAGGGGTTATCCTAAGTGTGTTCCATCTGCAAAAGCTAAGACTATGACTAAGGCACAGATAAGGTCGGCTGTAAAACGCAAACGTGCCAATCCTAAAGGTAAAGTAAAAACCATACTAAAAAAGAGGAAAAGATAATGCCATTTAGTAAATATTCTCCAAAGCAAAAAAAACTAGCTAGAACAGCCCCACCAAGAAACAAGATTACAGGGGCAGATTTCAAGAAACTCAAAAAGAAAAAGAGGAAAAAGTAATGGCAAAAGGTGTAAAGCATTATTTTAGAGATGGTACAGAACACAAAGGTGGTATGCACAGGATGCCTAATGGCAAGTTACATTCTGGTAAGACACATACAAAATCTTCAAAACCATTATTTCACATGAGAGAACTATCTAAAACAGCACAGGCTAAAGCTAGAAAAAGAAAGTAAGATCATGGATATTGAGCAGTTAAGAAAAGAACTTGAAGCTGATGAGGGCTGTAAGTACGAAATATATTTGGATCATCTTGGCTATAAAACCTTTGGTATTGGTCACTTGTGCAAAGCTACTGATCCAGAAAATGATATGGATGTAGGCACAGAGGTATCAGAGGAAAGAGTTAAAGACTGTTTTAACAAGGACATAGAGTTAGTTCTTAACGACTGTGAATTATTATATGATGACTTTGAACACCTGCCAGAAGATGCGCAGCTAATCATAGCCAACATGATGTTTAATCTTGGTTATCCTCGACTAAGCAAATTTGTAGGCATGAAGTCTGGTGTAGATAATAGAGATTGGAATAAAGCTGCTGATGAGATGATTGACTCAAATTGGTATAAACAAGTGCCAAACAGAGCAGGTAGGCTTGTCAAACGTATGAGGGCTTTACATGGCTCAATCTAAACGTAAGAAAAAAAAGTCAGTTAATCTATCTGTTGGTAGAGGTGAAAAGCTATCAGTTAAGCAAGGTGGTGGTCTTACTGCAAAAGGTAGGGCTAAATACAATCGTGCTACAGGCAGTAATTTAAAAGCACCAGTTACAGGTAAAGTTAAACCAGGCAGTAAAGCTGCTGCTAGAAGAAAGTCTTTTTGTGCCAGGTCTAGGAATTGGAAAGGGCCAAGAGGGAAAGCTGCAAGACGCAGATGGAAATGTTAACAACTAAGGAGATCTATCATGCCTATGGGTAAAGGTTATGGCTCTATGAAGCCAAAGAAAAAGAAAACCAAAATGGTAAAAAAAGTCAAAACAAACAAGATGGCTAAAAGACGTAGAGTTTAAAGTGTAACAGGTTTTTCAAAAACATTCTTTTTTTGTTTGCATTACTATGCGTTTTCGCATAAAATAAATTATTGAATGGTTAGGAGACTTAAATGAAACTTACAAACGTAAAATTGTCGCTTAGTGAAGCGCAAGGTTTTGTGTCTGAAAATCACAGACATTCAGAGCCACTTAAAAGACATAAATTCAGTATTGGTGCTGTGGATATAAAAGACAGTAATTCTATTGGGTTTGATATCAATAACCTATTGGGTGTTGCTACAGTTGATGTGCCATCATCTAAATGGAACAGAAGAAGGGATCATGTAGAGATTAGAAGGCTCTGCACAAAAGGTGGCAAAGATGTTGCTAGTTTTCTTCTTGGTAAAGCTAAAGCAGCTTGTTTTGCTATGGGTTACAAATGTGTAATTACATACACAAGACCACATGAAAGTGGCATATCTCTAAAAGCTAGTGGTTTTTGGATGCAAAAAGCAACTTATAAAACCAATAAAAAAACAGGAAAAATTACTGATGGCTTGATTCAATGGATAGCAGTTGATGGTATGCAACCAAACCAAGATGAGAGAGATTTTACCAATGATGTTTTAAAACAACTACAAAGAGCATCATAATATGAAAAAATCAGATTTTCTATACTTGTTAAAGACAACTATTGGTCAGAGTGTTTTCGATCAAATGTGTCAAGCTGTTCTTTTTTCAAAGCATCAAATGATTTTTGAAATGAAAAGCAACAAAGAATTAGTGGCTCAATTTATATCTAAATGTATCAACAAGGGAGCAAGATAATGAAACAATCAAGAGTAAAATTTGCATTTAATGACAACTATAATATGAACTGTGATATTGATGAATTAAAAAAATTAGGTTTTCAAAACTCATCATATCATAACGATTTAGCACCATCTTACACTAATTCAAAAGGTAATATTCAAGTGTATTTTTTTGATCTTGAGGATGAGTCAATAAAAAATGAGGGCATTGAATATAAATATTCTATTCTTAAATTAGACGAACATGGTGAATATTTAGATGATATCGGACAAGTAAATACATTTGATGAAATGATAAAATTAGTAAAAGAAAATGAAACTAATCTACTTTCAATAGATTATAACACAACTCTTTCAAATAAAGATATGTGCGAAAAGTTTATTACTTCACTTTACACTAATAACAAATTGTTTCATTTTGATGATGATCCATCGGTGCAAACTGACAAAAATGGAAATTTATTATTTACAACAAAAGAATGTGAATTATTAAACAAAAGAATTGATGAAATTTTTGAAATTCTTGATGATCCTTACGAATTAGCAGTTGAACTAGTAAGTCAGGAGCAAATTAATGTCAGTTAAATACTCCTATGATAAGGCTAATGGTGTTTATTATTTTAGAAAAAATGGTAAGAAAATAGCATTTGCCAAAACTGAAGAGTACTATGAAGCCATAGACACTCGGATGCGAGAATTATTCCCAAGTTATTTTGGGGAGGAGGTTGAAAAGCCAAAAGAGGTTGAGAAACCTAAGCGAAGTCCAGACGTGGTTGCACCCGCTACACGGAGCACGGCCCCTAAAAAGGTCACTTTAACGCAAACACAGGTGAACATAGCTAGAAGGCTTGGAGTACCATTAGAATTATACGCCAAAAAGGTTGCAGAAGAAATGAGGAAAGAATAATGGCTGAGAACAGACTTGACAGAGAACTTGAAACACGTGAAAGAACAACTCGTAAAAAGGCTTGGCAGCGTCCAGAGACTTTACCGTCTCCTAATCCTGAGCCAGGGTATACTTATCGCTGGATACGAACGAGCACTCATGGGCAGGTAGATGCCACTAATGTATCCTCAAAACTCAGAGAGGGTTGGGAACCCGTAAAAGCAACTGACCATCCAGAAATTACTTTGGTAACTATTGAAAATGAAAAGTTCAAAGATAATGTCGTGATTGGTGGGTTAATGCTTTGTAAGGCTCCAACTGAATTAGTTGATGAGCGGACTGAACATTTTAAAGAACAGACCTCAAATCAAATTAAGTCAGTAGACAACAATCTTATGAGAGAAAATGATCCTCGTATGCCTCTATTTCATGAGAGAAAATCGAAGGTCACTTTCGGAAAAGGTACTTAATTTTAATTTAGGATAATTTAGGAGACTAATTATGGCTTATCCAACTATTGATGCCCCTTATGGGCTCGTACCCGTTGGTTTGATTGGTGGCCGTTCTTACAGTGGTGCTACTCGTCAGATGAGAATAGCTAGCAATTATGGCACA